AAGCAGGTGAACCAGCGTTTGTAACTGATGAGTTCGATTTTTATATTGGACTGGACAACAATGCCTCCAACAATAAGTTTTTCGGATCGCACCGATATTGGACAAGAGAGACTGCGACTGCAGGTTCTGCGGTTAGAGTCGTAGAGGGTGCGAATAATGGCGATAATTATATAGAATTTAAAGCACCTGCAACATTGGGTGGTAATTTAACATATACATTTCCTGCCACTAACGCCACCAGCGGTATACTTCAAAATGATGGAAGTGGTGGTTTAAGTTGGATGACAACTGGGACACTTGTTGGTCCTCTCACTATATCAGATACCACAGATTCAACCACTAAAGATACAGGAGCCTTTATAATTGAGGGTGGTCTGGGTGTAGAGAAGAGCGTAACTGTAGGAGCAGCAGTTTCAATCGGAGACAGACTATTTGTTAAGGGTGAGTCAGAATTTATAGGAATAGTAACATTCCGTGGTGGAACAATTAGACTTGGTGATGGAGATACTGATGACGTTGTAGTTGGTGGTGAATTTGCATCAGATCTAATACCTACCACTGATAGTGCACATGATATTGGTTCAGCATCGAAAGAATGGAGGAACGCATTTTTCGATGGAACAGTTGAAACAGATGGTTTAAATGTATCTGGTGTTTTAACAACAGCACAATTATCATCTCCAGTTATTTCAGGATTCAATCGTTTACAAGCACCACATGGAACAACCACTACGATTGAAGTAAAAGTTGCAACTAAAGTTTCAGGACAACACAGATATCATGGTGCAGGTAGTAGTTTAGGATATGTTTTAGATGGTGTTCAGTCACCGTTTTTAACACTTACACCAGGTAGAACTTACAGATTTGATACTTCTGATAATACTAATGGCGGACATCCATTCAGATTCTATCTTGATGTTGATAAAACATATGCATATACCACAGGTGTAACAGTTGCAGGAACTGCTGGTAGCTCAGGATCATATACTGAAATTACAATATCAGATACAACTCCTGATGTACTTCACTACCAATGTAGTGCACACGGTAAAATGGGTAACGCTGTTACCACAAATTCAAATGCAGTAAACACTCCTCACGATGCAACCTTTGAAGGTTTACTAAATGCAAAAGGTAACGTAGATCTTGGTGATTCAACATCTGATACGATCACTGCAACAGGTAGATTCGATAGTGACTTAATTCCATCAACTGATGGTGCAAGAGACTTAGGATCATCTAACAATGAATGGCAGGATCTATTCATAGATGGAACTGCACAGATTGACTCATTAGTAGCAGATACCGCAGATATTAACGGAGGTACAGTTGATGGTGTAACTATTGGTGGTGCTTCTGCTGGTGCTGGTACATTTACTGACTTGACTGGTGGAAACATACAAGTAGGTGTTACTGGTGATAATGAGATTGATACATCAAGTGGTAATCTTACAATTGACTCTGCTGGTGGTACAGTAACAGTTGATGATAACCTAACAGTCAATGGAACATTCACAGTATTAGGAACACAATCAATAATTAATACCGAAACCTTAAAGGTTGAGGATAGTTTAATTGAAGTTGGTCTTGTTAATAGTGGTGGATCATTAGTCGCTCCTTCATCTGATGCAAATATAGATGTTGGTTTGATCTTCCATTACTATAGTGGTTCAGCGAAGAAAGCAGCAGTATTCTGGGATGACTCAGTAGGAAGAATTGCTTTCGGTGCAGATGTATCTGAATCATCAAGTGTATTAACAAATTCAACACATGCTACAATTGAAGCAGGTGGGTTATTTGTAAAGGATGCTGCAGGATTATCCGCAGTGATTAGTCATGATGGTTCACTGAGACAGTTAGAAAATATAACAGTCGATGGTGGCTCGTTCTAACGAGTAAAGTATAACTTATAAATATAGGTGGGTACACTCCCACCTTTTTTTATACTCTGTTATGGATGAAAACGAATACAAAATGATTTTATCTGTGTATCAAAGAAAAACACACGATATGCTTGCTCAAATTATTGGATTAGAAACAAGGGTTATGGGATTAAATAATGTGGTTGAGCAACTGAGTGCAAAAGTAACTGATCAGGAAAATTTATTGATTCAACTGAAAGGTAAGAAAAAACCAAAAAATATAACAGTAGATTCTGAGGGATTCTAATGGCGAAACCTGCTTCACGACAAGAACTAATAGATTATTGCTTTAGGCAGTTAGGTGCACCTGTGTTGGAAATCAATATTGACGATGATCAGGTTGATGATTTAGTTGATGATGCACTTCAATATTTTCAAGAAAGGCATTTTGATGGTATTGAGAGAATGTATCTTAAATATCAGTTCACTCAAGAAGATATTGATAGAGGAAAGGCAAAGGGAACAACAGGTGTAGGTATAGTTACTACCACAGGGACATCCACAAATATAAGTGGATATGGAACAACTACGAATAGTTTCTATGAAACATCAAACTTTATTCAGGTTCCTGAAACAGTTGTGGGAGTAGAAAAAATATTTAAATTTGATATGAGTGCAATATCTGGTGGTATGTTTAGTATAAAATATCAACTTTTCTTGAATGATTTGTATTACTTCAACTCAGTTGAACTGTTACAATATGCGATGGTAAAATCATATCTTGAGGACATAGATTTTCTATTAACAACAGAAGCACAAGTAAGATTTAATAAAAGACAAGATAGATTATATTTAGATATTGATTATGACGGAATTAATGTTGGAGATTTTATTGTTATTGACTGTCACCGAATATTAGACCCAACAACATTTACACAAGTTTTTAATGATAGTTTTTTAAAGAGATATTTAACATCATTATTAAAAAGACAGTGGGGTCAAAACTTAATTAAATTTAAGGGTGTAAAATTACCAGGTGGTATTGAATTAAATGGTCGAGAAATATATGATGATGCTCTAAGAGAAATACAAATGATAAAAGAAGAAATGAGCACTACTTACGAACTTCCACCTTTAGACTTTATTGGATAATGGCTTTAAATCCCTTCTTCTTACAAGGATCATCAAGTGAACAGAGACTAGTTCAGGATCTCGTTAATGAGCAATTAAAAATTTATGGTGTTGAGGTCACTTATATTCCTAGAAAGTTTGTTAATCGAAGCACTGTATTTCAAGAAATTGAAGCATCTAAATTTGACGATAATTACCTGATTGAAGCATATGTAAATACATGGGATGGATATAGTGGTGCTGGAGATGTATTAACTAAATTTGGTATGAGTTTGAGAGATGAGTTGCAATTGGTCATCTCTAGAGAAAGGTTTGAAGATTTTATCGCTCCATTTTTAAGTCAGGAAGATCCCGATGAGATTGGTGCTGCTGTATTAAGACCTCGTGAAGGAGATTTAGTTTTCTTCCCTTTAGGTGGTAGACTCTTTGAAGTTAAATTTGTTGAACATGAGGTTCCTTTTTACCAGTTAGGTAATACTTATGTTTATGAATTGCAATGTGAATTATTTGAATACAATGACGAAACAATTGATACAGGTATCGACGAAATTGATAGTAAGATTGAGGATATTGGAACTATAACCGATCTTACAATGTATGGTGCTGGAACAACTGCAACTGCAACCGCAACTATTGGAACTGGATATATTGAAAATATTTCACTTTTAAATGATGGATCAGGGTTCACAAGCACACCAATCATTGCAATTTCAACTGCTCCAAGTGGAGGTACAAACGCAACTGCTATTGGAATATTGACGACAAGAAATTTCGTTACATCAATAGAAGAAATCGTTCTCACAAATGCTGGTGCTGGTTATACTCTACCACCTACAATTTCAATATCAGGTGGCGGTGGAATTGGTGCTGCTGCGACAGCTATTATAAGAACTGATGGTAAAAAAGGAATTGTATCAATTAATATGACTAACTCTGGTGGTGTTGGATACTCAACAATTCCAAATGTTCTTGTTACTGCACCATCATTATCACCTCAGTTACCTGCATCGCTACGTGCACAAGTTAGTGTCGCTGGAACTGTAACCACATTAATTCAAAATGCAGGTGCTGGATTCTTCTCACCACCAACATTAACTATTAACCCTCCCTCTACTGCAGTTGGTAGTGGAAGTTACTTATATAATGAACTTGTTGTTGGTTCTAATTCTAACACTCAAGCAAGAGTTAAAAATTGGGATCTAGATACAAAAGTATTACGAGTTGGTATTCAGACTGGAACATTCTTTAGTGGTGAAAGAGTTACTGGTCAAACCTCTGGAACAAATTATACTATAAATGTGGCTGCAGCAAATACGGAAACCGATAAATATGATCATAGTGCAGAGATTGAGGACGAAGCAGATCAAATTCTTGATTTCTCTGAGTCAAATCCATTTGGTTTATACTAATGTTAGGAACTTATTACTACCACGAAATAATTAGAAAAACAATTATTGCGTTTGGAACATTATTCAATAATATGATTGTAAAGCATCAAGATGCGAATGGAACAATTGTAGATGAAAAAAGAGTTCCCCTTGCATATGGACCTGCTGCTAAATTTATTGCAAGATTAGATCAACAACCAGATTTAAATAAAATGGTTGCGATCACCTTACCTAGAATGTCTTTTGAGATGACATCTATTGCTTATGACTCTACAAGAAAGGCAGGTATTACACAAACATTCAAAGCAGTGGGTAATGATGATAAACTCAAGAGGGTTTTTCTACCAGTTCCATACAATATTGGATTTGAGTTAAGTTTACTTACTAAATTAAATGACGACGCATTACAGGTTGTTGAGCAAATATTACCATACTTTCAACCATCATTTAGCGTGACTATTGATCTAATTTCATCCATTGGTGAGAAAAGAGATGTTCCTATCACTCTTCAAAATGTAACATTTCAAGATGATTATGAGGGAGATTTTACAACCAGAAGAGCGTTAATTTACACCTTTCAATTTGTTGCTAAGACTTATCTTTACGGACCTATTACTGAGAATCCAGAAGGTCTTATCAAGAAAGTTATTGTTGATCAGTATGCAAGCACTGATACTGTAAATGCGAAGAGGGAAATGAGATATACAGTTACACCGACAGCGACAAAAGATTACAATAGTGATGGTAAGATAGATAGTGCAGACCATGACTTAATTGTTCCTGGTGATGACTTTGGATTTAGCGAAAATATTGAATACCTTGATGACTCAAGAGATCGCAGTCCTACAAAACAATCTGATATCTAATGGACAAATTTAAATCTATTGATGAAGCACTAAACATCACTGATAGTGAAATAGTTCCTA